TGCTGGGGAGACAATATCTGTGATGCCCTTATTAAGGTAGCCGTTTACGATAGAGAGCCAGAGGCTACGGAATCAATTTTTAAGGATTTCTTGACCACTTGTAAAGAAAATGACACACGAAAGAAAATTGGTTCTATATTCATGAGTAAGATGCTTACAAATAAACATGCTTCAGAATTATTTGATATTCAACTCCTCGAATGGAGAGAATGGATTTTACGTAATGGAGAGTGTTTGAAAGATCCCACAAAGTGTGATCCTGTTACTTACGAAATTATCAATTCAAATCTGCTGCCTTCTTTTAAAAATAAATTCTTTATTAGCTCGATGGTTGTACCACATAGACTCAAAGATTTCATGACAATTCATGACTTTATGGCTTTGGAGGACATCCGATATAAGGAGTTTCAAACAGCAAAAGCTAAACAGGATGTTGAAGAATTCGAGAAGAAGCTTAGAATTCAAGAAAACCAAATGAAAGCCAACTTGGAACAGATGAATGCTGGGAAACCAAACTTCCCGAACGTAGCCTCTAGAGTGGCCAATATTAACACAACCTCAAAAGGAGATGTTATAACCATTACAGATCAAGAATATGGTTTATTTGCTAGAGTTACGGCTCTGATGGACTCAGGAATTATGTCAATTATTAATTCCGGAACTGATCAGAGTAAGATATTACGTTCCTTGTTACCTTCGGATGATCAGTACAATCGCTATTTAGCATTTTTGCAAATTGAAGGACCTAAAATACACAGAATGTATGATGCATACCAAAAGAAATCCTTCCAGCCTGTTAAGCCGGCTCAGATTTCTATTCCTACTAAGCGTCCTGGTGCTCAATTGCCTCCACAATTGAGCAAGAAGAATAATATCGGGAATGGAACACAAGAGAAACCATATGTAGCAGAAATGTTTAATGGGGTCTCTAAAGGATTAGGCAAAACGATTCTAGAAGACCAAGAAGTTAAAACTAGCATTCGCAGCATAACTATGATGTCTAAGGAAATCACAGCTCTTGCTGCAGAATTCAAAGAGAAGTTCAACAAATTATGCAATGCTTTCGACCTTGAAAGTACTTTGGTTAAGTTAACTCAACTTATTGAGACAATGATATCTTTTATCTGCACAATTTGGGCTCTAGTTCGTTGCCAAGATGTGACCACACAAGCTTTAATCATAACAAGCTTTGTTACAGCTCATCATTTTGTCTCAAAATTTTCTGAAGGAATCATGCTCATCGTTAAGTACTTTAAAAATGTAATGGAAAATGCGGAATCTGAAGACCCTGAATTCAAAACGGAAGGGGGATCTCAGGAAGAAGATGAAGAGCAAGATCCAAAGATACAGAAAACTGTATTTGGATTTGTGGCTCAGACAGTGTCCCACTATCTTGATTTTGATATTCATAAACATCAATTTAAGAAAGCATTGGATCCAAAAGTTCTGCGTAACTATTCTACTGGTGTGAGAGCTGTCAAGGACACCGTTGATATGATGAAACTTTTTGAAAAAGCTTTTGAGTGGGTTAGAGTGGAGATTTTAGGATTTCCACCTTCCGACGTAGAGGCTAAGGAATTATGCGCTGAATTAGACAGATTTGTTCAAAGAGTTTCAAAGTTCTTGCCAGAGGATATGTATAAAAATATCATGAACGACGGGAATATGGCCAAAATGATCAAGAATGAATTAATCGTTGGAAATTCATTCAGACCTCGACTAGTTAAATGTCAATTACCATCCAACGTAACATCATCGTATTTTAGTGTGATGAACGCACTAAATCAACTGCACGACACAGTTTGCTCTAAAACTAGATTGAATGAAGGGAGACAACCTCCTGTTTCAATTCATTTTTATGGTAAACCTGGACAAGGCAAAAGTGTAGTTGCACAGATATTAACTGCTGACCTGTATACGACGATATTTCAAAAGCCTTTTGTTGCTGGTAATTGCATTTATAACTATAATCCCAATTCCCAATATTGGGAAGGTTATTTCGGTCAGTTCTGTACCATGATGGATGACGTATTTCAAATTGATAATGAGGAAGTACGAACCCGAATTGGTGCAGATTTGATTGGAATGATCAATGACGCTACCGTTTCTCTTAACATGGCCGCTATAGAAGGGAAAGTTGGAACCTATTTTAACTCCCATTTAGTTGTCATCACTTCCAATGATGAAAACATTCCGCCTAATGTTAAAATTCAAAGTGATATGGCTCTGTCCAGACGATTTCACTTTGAGGTGGAAGTTACAGTGAAAGAAGAATTTGCAACAACTAATCGCTATAAATGTAAGGGAAAGATGACTGAACTGACAGAGCTCGATGTGGTCAAAGTTAGGAAAATGTATGGAGATCAAATAGTTCCCTGGGTCTATCAGTTTAAAGTCAATGGTGTGCCTATGGATTACAAGCAATTGAAAGAAGAAGTTCTAGAATTGTATAAGATTAAACAATCAAGTGCCGGCTCTGTACTCAAGCGTTTAGAGAAACAATCTGAAACAAGCACTGATTTATTT